ATTAGCGCCTGTAGTTCTTTTGAAATGTTTTCTACCGGCTTCGTTTAAACCACCTGTTTTGTTTTGATACTTTTTAGCTACCATGTTTAAACATCTCCTACTTTCTTGTTAGTGAGCCACCAAAGTATAGCCCTATAATTGAGAAAATTGTGTGCGATTGTAAGTTGGTTATAAAAATCGTATTACCCTCTTGAAAATATGATGTTTCGTAGGTTTCGCCAAATATCCACCAACCACTAGATGCTTCGGTTACGATCTGATATGCCACATTAACATCGGTAAAGATTGGCGCAACGATTGGCACTACGATAATAGAAAATACACACATTAAAGCAATCCATCTTCTAGTATGTTTGGTGTGTGGGTCTGATACTGCTCTAGCCTTGTCAGTTTGTTTAGCTGCAAATCCTGCCCTCGCCATCAACATTTTTTCTTTCTCAGCTTCAGCTTGTCCTTTCTGCGCCATAATTGACATTACACCACCTAGAACAGTAGATGCTAACATTGACAGTAGTTCCATTGGTATCATTGAAGTTTCCTCAAAAATATGTTTTCGTAATCTTCGTTTCTCCGAAGTTCCCTTTTAACATCTTTAGTCAAAATTCCTTTTCTCGCTAGATCCTGTAAATAAGGTCTTACTTCACTAGCAGGTAAGGTGCTTATTTGTTTTATAATAAAGTCTGCTCTGGCTTTAGTTGGCAAACCTTTGATTCTTTTATCAATTCCTGTAAGCCCTCGTTTTTCATCTTTTAATGCTTCTTTAATTCTTTTCAAGACTTTATCATTTATAAGGTTTTCTTCTCCTTTTCTAAATATTTGATCTTGTAATACATTTGCTCTTTCGCTTTCAGGAGCTTTTAAAACCTCTCTCATTATACTTCTAGTGGTTCTGCCATCTACTGCCGAGTCAGACCCTGCTTGTTTAGAAACTTCTTCTAATACTCTCAAAGTTTCTTTTTGTCTTAAATCAATTTTTTTCTCATAGGTTTCGCCTATATATCTACGGAGGAAAGGTATCTCATTTCGTTGTAATTCTACTCCGTTATACGCTTTAGATACTGCATTTATTATTTGCTCCATGGTTCTTCCAGGGCCACCTAATGCAGTTTCATAAAGATAGAGCATGTTTTCTGGAGATGTGTCAAAACCATAAGCTGTTCTTAATGTGTCTGCTAGTGCCATAGCTAGTTCGCCACCCTTGGTTTCTGCTGTAAAATCATAAACATTTTGAGAGGAGTGCATTATTGCATCTTCGTTCCAACCAGGTCTAATATCTCTGCCCAAGCCATCTTTGTTAGTTATTAAAGAAAGTCCTTCTGCAATAGGAGTAGGAATTAAAGACCCACCTACAGGGTTATAAGCATCTAATGTTTCTGAAGCAATTTCTAATGGAGTTTCAGCTCCTTCTTCAAGACTTAAATCGCCACTAACCATTCTAGCTGTTTTGTGAGCTAATACTTTAAAAGGAACAACAGGATAAGCTGTAGGAAGTGAAGCGTAAGTTAAAGTGCCATCTTCTCTTTTTCCGGTAATAACCAAGAAATTTTTATTATTTAAATAATCGCTGCCGCTTTGGGTTTTTAATTTAGTAATATAATCCTCATCTATAGATGAGTTGTGCCAATGTCTTACTAATTCCATAGTAAACAAACCACCCATAACTTGAGCAAAAACTTTAGGTTTGGTAAAGACACTTTTTATAATATTTTTTGAGCTTTGTATTGCAGGGTTAGCAAACAAGTACATGGCTCTTAATGTTTCCCCTTCAGTACCTTGTTTAAGGGGATCAAAACTAGCATTTCTTGCTGCTAATGCTGCTTGTGATTTAGTAGCTCCAGCTTCTCTTGCTAACCTGTAAGTTGCAAACCTAGAAGAATCCTCAAAGACCTCATTATATTTATCTACAAATCTGTTGAACTTTTGAAACCATCTTTTAGTAGTTCCTTTAAGCTGGTCTTGAGATATTTTTTCAATTTCCCTTCTTACATCGTTTCTTGAATAAAGACCTAAACCACCAGTAGAACCACCTTCTGCTTTAAACTCATCGTGTAAATCATAAATTGCTTGTTCTTCTGCATCTTTTGCAGGCCTGCCTAAGTTCTTTTTAGCTATTATTTTTGATGATGCTCTAGCTATGGTCATTGGGTTTATAGCTGTAGATGCTTTACCAACTCCATATTTTGCCATGTTGTTTATAAAAGTTTCTTGCATATCACGAATTTTGTTTGCAACAGGAAACTCTACTAAGTTAAATCTTGTTAATAGTTGACCTCTTACTGAAATATAAGCCCTACCTATACCTTTAAGAAACTGAGCTACTGAACTCATAGTGTGCATAGGTACGCCTTTAAATGCTTGAGCTACTTCAGGGTCTTTAAACTTAATAAATGTTCTTTTGCCATCTTCGTATACGCTTAGTAAAGTGTCTTTGTTATCATAGTTGGTTGCTTTTTGAAATCTTATCCCACCGGATTTAGTAGTTTTTAATACCTGATCTGCCTTGCCTATGTTGTCCGGGCTTTCAACTAATTTTAAAAACTTCTGATTAGCAAGGTTAGCGTTTGCTTTAATTGTCATAGCTGACAAGTTATCCATTATGTTTTGATCTATATTCATAACTTCTCTTTCACTTCCTTTCGCTTTTCTAACACCTGTTTGTGTAACTTCTTGCATAAAAGAGGTAGTGTTTCTGTCTAAAATTACATCATCAAGCATAACTCTGTTTAAAGGAACATAGTCAGGATATTTTTCTCTTAATTCTTTATAGGTGGCATCACTAATTAAACCACCTCTTTTTGCTTGTTCTAGTATTTCATCTGACAAGTGTTTTTTACCAGCAATAACAGCTTTGTAAGTGTTCTGAAGGTCAGCATCTTCAAAAGCCTTTATAATTGATTTAGCTTCGCTAGTAGACATACCTGATGCGCCATCTAAAGGTTTATACCTTGTAACCTTAGATTTTCCCATGTATTTTTCTTTAACATCGTAAACTTCTTTTTTTCCTGTTTTAGGGTTTATAAAAGATTTCTTTACTATTCTTTCTTTAGGAACTTGACTCTCAAAAACATATGGTTCATTTTTTTGTATTTTGCCAAAAGATGCAGCATTTTCTTTATTATATTTAATTGAGTGTTTTGCTTGTAAATAGTTGTTAACATCAGTATTTACATCAACCCCAGACTTGTTTATCCTTTTTCCTACATCTATAGCTATGTCATTTGTTTTCTTGTAAAAGTCTACATAACCATCTAACTGATTTGCAGATATTCCTTCCCTTACAACAGTTGCCATGTAGTAATCGGTTTCATCATCAGTTACTTTAAACAACCCTTTAGGGTTTACAAACTGACTTCCACCTGATGTTTGTTGTAAATCTAAAGCCAATGCTTTGTTATCAATATACTCTCTGTATAGTTTTTTTATTCTTTCTCCAATAACAGTTTTATCGTATGTAGAATTATACTGTCTTTGTAATTCCATTAAATTCTTTCCAAGGGTTCTAATATCTCCTTGAGAAACATCTTCTAGGCGAGTCTTTATTAGATCTGGTGGCGTTGCAGGATCAAGTAATACATCAACTTCTTTAGCAGTTAACCCACCAACTTTGTTGTATATTTTATTAAACTTAGCTCCTGTAAACCCTAAACTTCCACCTAAAGCTGCTGCTGTGAGTCCTGATGTTGCTAGTTCTGATATTGTGGGTAATCTGTGTTCATCTACAGCTGTTTCGAGAGTTACTCCTCCAGCTCCTATTGCTGCCCCTACTCCTGCTGTTCTTGCTACAACTCCACTTACTGTTTTAGCTCCTTTTGTAATTTTAGAACCTGGTACTAAGTTAATAAAAGAATCAGCTATAACTCTGCCGATAGATATTTCGCCACCTGGATTAATTAATTTTTGTGCTGCAATAGAACCTATTGCGCCACCACCAAGCCCACCAATAACATAACCTATTGGGCCACCAACTACTGTTGCTCCCATTTTAATGCTTTCAGCTAAAGCTACTTCTGCTCCTAAAGCTGCCGCATAAGTTCCTGCTCCAGCTACTTGGTCATCAGTTACATCACTTACATTATCCTGATATTGAGCAGGAATAGTTAACCCAATTTTATCAGGAACAGATAAATTAATTTTTTTTCTTGTTCTTGAAATTTTTTAGGAATAGCTAAATCTACCATGTTATTCTGTGCCTTCCGTATATCCTAATTGTTTTAAACCATTTATAATTTCTTCATCAGAAAAATTTTCATTACCAGGTTCTGCTTTAAATGCTTCAAATACTTCTGGCGTTATTATTTTGTTAACATTAGCAGAAGTTTTCTTTGTAGGCTTATTAGCATACACAGGATCGTATGTTCCCTTATAAGCAAAACCGGTGTCTTTTTGATATACCTCTACCTCAGTAAACCCTTCATCTATTCCAGCTTGTCTTGCTGCTCTAGCAGTTGGATAAATACCAATATTCTGCGTTCCTACTGTTGCACCTGCTGTTATTGCTCTTTGTGCTGATGATGCAAAGTTTTCATTAGTAGCCCTAGGTTTAAGCATTTCTAAACTTGCTCTCAATATAGCTGCGTTTATCAACTCTTTGTTAGTAGCTTTGCCGCCTATGTTTGGAAATAAAACTTGTAGCAACCTTGGGTCAACATCTTTTTCAGGATCTGGTAACACAACATTTCTATTATCAGAAGGTGGTGTTGCTTCAGGTGTTTCAGGCTCTCCAGAAAATGCCATAGCTAATGATGCTATACCAGCTGGGCCTGTTATTGCCAACAAACCTCTATTCTGTTTATCAAAGATGCTACTTAATAATCCACGCTTTGTTCCTTCTGTTCCTACTGTTCCTGCTGCGCCACTATATCCTATTTGTTTATCTGGGATTATTTCTGCCTTTCCCATTTGTTTTCTTTTGTTAAAGTTTCTTACTATAGGACTTAAAACTCTTGATCCATAACTAAATATGCTAGGTAATAACTGATACACCATTATAATAACCCCTGTCTTTTAGACATTAAATTTCTGTAATATTGTTGTAAATCTACTGGTTGTATCTGCTGTCTAGCAGTATATTCTGTTGGAGGTACTTGCATAAACTGTGGTTGCTCCTGATTTAATAAACCAGACTGTCCTAAAGATTGCAACATTCCTGCTACATCTTTTTCTCCTACTTGAGCTTGAGGTTGCATAGCAAAACCTTCAGGCTTAACGCCCATCTTTTGAAAGACTCCAGCTACTTCCGGTGTCATGCTGTCTAAGAGATAGTTTCCACCTTTTTTCTGTATGTTAGGCATAGTTATAGGCGTTTGAGGTTTATTATCTCCAAGAAAACCAGTAAACATATCAGTAGCTTTTCCTAATAAACCACCTGCTCCTGAAATCATTCCACCAAAAGAAGGAAGTAAATTAGTTATTCCTCCACCTAATCCACCTAAAAAATCAAACATTTATCTCTCCTATTAATTCAATATTCATTATGAAAATAATCCTGCAAGTCCTGCTGCTCCTAAATATAAAGGATTAGTTACCCCTAAAGCACTAGCTAAACCTGCTGCTCCTGCCGCACCTTGTAACCCACCACTTTGAGTTCCTGGGCCAGTAGTTGTTTGTGTTCCGGCTATAGGACTTCCTATTAAATTAGAATAGTTTTGTAGATTAGCTAGATTTGCATTTTGATTAAAGTTAAACCTGTTCATAGCTTCATCTATAGGTTGTTGCGCCCTTGCTGTTCTTATATTTCCTATGTCTTGTAAACCTCTTGCTGGTGCTTGTAAGCCACTCATAATTGTAGGTATGCTTTGCATGGCAACGGCTTGTGATTTTAGAGCATCACCATATACATCACCATATAACCTAGACGCAACATCTGATTGTTTAGTTAATAAATCTTTTATAACTTCAGATTCTAGTATGCCTTGTCTGCTTCCACCTAATTGTCCTGCTGATGTAGCACCTCTACGAGCTTGTTGAAGTAGTCTTGAAGCGCTTTCCTCCATTGGTCTTGTTCCTGCTCTCAATGCTTCTTGAAACATTGGATCAGCAATTCTAGTTGCAGGGTCTGCCATTAAACTTGTAAAGCCTGGTACTAAAGCATTAGCAATAGAAGTTTGTGGGCCTAAAGCTGATTGTTCTGCAAGTTGCTCTGATCTTAATAATATATCATCAGGGTTAGCATAAGTTTGGTCAGCATAAAACTGCTGTGGTGTCATATTCTGAGCTTGTTGGAAAATATCCCTTAGATAAGGAGCTTGTCCTTCCCATGGCTCTGATTTTGTTGTTTGGGTTTGCGACCCACTTCCTTTACTCATAATGTACCTCTAATGTATTGTTGTGAGTTCTTTTACGAGAACTGTGTATGCGTTTTCATACCCAAATCTCTCTAATTTCTTTATAAATCCTTTCCGACAAACTGTTTCCATAGCCACACAGTCATTCTCTAATGCCCATGCTTCTATGGTTTCTAACCAATCTTGCACCCATATGTCTAAATCTTTACCTCCTAAAGTAACTATTCTACATACAGTTTTTCTTGGGTAGTCTATAATCTCTGTAGTTAAAACTGATATTATTTCTCTATCTTCATTAAAAACTAACCAAAGTTGCATACGAGCTTCTGATAATCTTTTATAAATATCTTCAACAGACATTTCATCTCTACTCTTACCATTACCCATTTCTATATAAGGTTCGCAGTCTTTCCAAACCTCATTGATTCTATCCGATGGTATGCCTGATATATATAAATTCACCCTAGTTTTACCCAACTTCCTGCTGCATTTCTAAAGTATATTCCTTCGCCACTACCAGGGTTAAAATTAGAACCATCTCCATATACTATATCTCCTTGCTTTATTCTGCTTGGAGCTACATTTTTAACCTCTATAAATGTTGTAGGATTTTCTTCTAATGCTGCTTGTATTTTTTGAAATTCTTGTAATAAATATTGTGGTAAATCTTCAGGATTATCAGGTACTGGATTAGGCGTATATTTAGGTGCTTGTGACATTTAGCGTTCTCCTATTACCTCATATTCTATATCATATCCGTTTAATTCAAAAGTTGTAGCTGTTGTGTTTTGAAACTTAATAGCTATATATTTACCTGTTGCTCTAGCATCTACTTTATTCTGTGTGTCAGGGTTTATGGTTTGTTGTGTTTTGTAAGTATATGTACCATCAGGAGTCATAGAACTTCCTACAAATACTTCAGCAGAACCTGTGCTAGAAAACCTTGGGGTAATTTTTCTTACTTGTTTTACAGTATTAGTATTACCATCGAGGGTTAATCCTTTTCTTTCTAATATCATAGTAAAGTTATCCCCAGCAAAATCAAATCCATTATCTCCTCTATAGAGTTTAGTATCTCCTGTGCTAGACATTAAAATACTGGTTTCTGTAGGATTATAGTTTCTTTGCCCCCAGTTCTCAGTAGTGCTGTAGGCTTCCCAACTTTGTGATTGACCTGACCATACAACTGCTGATACACCAGGATTTACTATGCCTAATGCTATATGTAAAATATCAGGCAATTCCCTAAAACTAAATGAGTTTGTATTATAGTTCCATATTAAGGCTTTGTTGCAATAAGTTGATCCTACTGTTGGGTAAGATACCCATATTTCATTCTTTTGTTTATTATGTGTTACAAATATGTTTGCATAATTAGTGCTATCTATTTCTTCAAATAAAGTTCTTTTAACAACTGTACTAGCAACAGATTCTTTAGATACACCATTATGAACAATAAGATCACCATTAGTTACTACAAAATGTTTACCATTAAATTCTGCTACACAGTTTCTTGATAAAACACCTGAGTCATCAAATAACTTTTTAATATCGAATACTAGATTACCACCAGTAAAAGTCATAATGTATGTAGTGTTTTCTTTATATATTATAAAAGATTGTTTAAGTGGAAACCCATCTACAATAAATTCACCTGCATCGCCTACTGTTGCTGAACCTGCATCGTTTGTACTA